CGCCAGCTGTGGCATGCTTTGTGTAAACACTACTTTGCACCCTCCACAACGACCGCGTGTATAGCAGGTGCATTTGCGGACGAAGACTGTGTGCCAGCAAACGCTATGGCGACATGCCTGTCGGCCCCAGCGGATCGCTCTTCATTGCCGCCGCTGAACATGGCGCGTGCCACACCGCTTGCCTCACCAAGGGCAGAGCGAGTGCGCTTCATGTTCAGAACAGACTCCGCGCCGGGGACGACCGGGACAAATCCATCACCCCGATCACTGGCAACGGCATTCGGCCTTGGGGTGTCGGAGCCGTTGAAGTAGCGGGATAGCGAGAGCGGGGCATCGCCCGTAGTCGGCGTGTACAGCAAGCTCACGGCCTGCCTACTGTCCTCAGTCACTAGCTGCAGATTGCCAGAGCGGAAGCTGTACGGGATGGCAGTGCCATTGTCTGAGTAGCCTGCCATCCGTACGAACCCAGACGCTGCGTACGCAACCCCTTGCTGCCCGCCAATAGCGTATGGTGCCGCGGCCGTCAGTGGCACTGCGTACTGTTCTTCCCACCAAGACTTTGTGGTTAACGAATAGCAGAGCGCACGGGAAGGAGAGGCGTCAGTGGAGTTGCAGTAGAAGAATCGGACAACCTTGGTGGCCAGGTCGGCCCGCACAAAAAACTGGGAGGACTTTGAGAAGTCGATGATGCCGTCGCGCCAGTAGTTGTCCACCGGCAAAGAGATCGGCTGGTCACTCTGGCCTTCAAAGACATACATCCCGTAGCTATCCGCAATGAAAGCCACGCCACCCATCACATCCCAGCAGCGGCTGTTCAGAACCCCGCGGTAGGCCACCAGCATGATGCTTGCATCTAGCACGGGCTGGGCCACGTAGGTCAGCTTGTATAGATGCCTGGACTGGGCGGCGATTAGAGAGGATCCCAGAGGGATGAGAGCTACCACCGCATCAGAGTCGCCCGCGTTTTCTTGGACAACAATCTCATTTTCCAAGGGGATGGATTCCGGCTCGTCCACCTCTGAGAAGTAGAGGCTGTTGGGCTTCTCTCCAGTCGTATCCACGGCCAGCCAGCAGCGGTCTTGGAACATGCACGCCACGGAGAAATTCCCTGGCGGCACACCAAAGCGGCGGGCGTTTAGCTGGCCGCTAGGCAGGGTCACGGGCAGCAGGCCGTAGCCATCGCGCTCAGCGTCTGACAGCTGCTCGTCTGTGAACGTATCCGTGAACGTGCCAGTGAAATTCCCAGCAGACCGCAGGATTTTTGCCACGCGGAACAGAAGAACGCTCTGGTCGGAGGTGGTGCGCCACAACTCTACGGCCGAGACACGGTCGTCCAGCCCCGCGTGCGCAAGAGTCCAAGTTAAAGAGGAAGCTCCGTTTTGAACGTCCACCTCAATCAATTCAGAAATCGAAGAACTGATCGGCCCGCGGAACTTCTCTGGCGTGGAGTCGATATAGCGGATCGCGCACTTGTACTTGCCCCGCATGACGTTGGAGATAGTTGCGGTGGCAGTCGCGTTGTAGTCGCCAAGAGAGACAGTCGGCGGCAAGGCGTAGCCGCCAGCGCCAAAGACAGTGACCTTCGTTATGCTGCCCCCTGACACCGCCGCAGTCGCCGCGGCAGCGGAGGCTGTATCGTCGGTGGCGTCGGGCTGAAAGGAGATGGCGGGTGGCGCAAGAAAGCCGGTCCCTCCGCTGGTCACAGTCACAGCCGCTACACCGTACAGCATGCCGACAGACAGGACGGCACCAGCGCCGCCGCCTCCTACCAGCGAGGCAGTCACAGCACCAGTAGCTCCCTTCCCGCCAGAGCGCAGGTCTACGGACGCAACCGCTCCCGACTCAGAGATGGTGACGACAGCATTCGCGCTAGTCAGACCCTGCGCGCTGGAGAACACAACCGTGGGTGCGGTGGTATAGCCAGAGCCACCATTGACCACCGTGACTGCCTGCACGGACCCTGACACTCCAAGAGAGAACGAAGCACCGGAAGCATTGCTGTTGCTGATCGACACAGAGGGAGCGGATGTGTAGCCTGCCCCCGGCTCCGAGACGGTGATGCCGACAACCCGTCCTCCTGCGACATCCGCTCGCGCCACTGCCGTCTTTGTTGGTGACCCGCCAGAGAAGGTGACTGTCGGAGCCGCGGAGTAACCGTTGCCGGGGCTGACGACATTGACGGCATCCACATAGCCAGCCATGGAGGAACTGGCGATGGCGACAGCCGGTCCCTTGTATGGCTTTTGCAATCCGATGGGTTGCATGGTGCCCGCAGAGCCGTCCCAGCGTAGGCCGCGCCCCATGCCGTCGAACACGTACAGATCATTGAATCGCGAACGGACAAAGGACGCAGGAATAACCGCGCCGGTGTACACGCTCGCGGATGCTTGTGCGTTGCCCGAGATGGTGACCGTTGGCGCGGATGTGTAGCCTGTTCCACCGTTGGTGATAACAACAGACTCAACCTGCGTACCGGCCATGTGGGCAAGTCCGGCAGCACCCGCACCACCGCCGCCAGAAAAGCTCACTGAAGGTGGGGCGGTGTAGCCGGAACCGCCAGTAGTCATTGAGATTGAGACGACTTGGCCGGATCGACGTTGGGCCAGATAGGTCATTAGGCGCTACCTGTCTTTACGGAGGAGTAGATGCGTCCGGCTGAATCTTGGTAGACGAGATGCTCGCCTGTGCCGCTCTGGTATCGGAAGGCAGATACAATCGGAGATGCCGTGGAGTCGGCAGAAGTGAACGTGATGGGCGACAGGCCCGAACGAACGGTGAGCTTCCCGGGCACCAAGCACTGCAGGTTGATTTGCTGTACCGTGGACCCGGGAGGTGTGGCATACGACGATGCGTTGGTGACCAGCCCCGCCCACTTGTCGATAACGATCATGGGTTGCCTCCATCAAAGTTGTCGGCCTGCAGCGGAGTCCTCCACGCCATAGCGTCGAAGATCACTCGCTGCGGTTGCTGGAATGGAGTAAGGGCATCCGACTCCATGGCCAGCCGCAAGTCCCGCTGGTACATGGCAAAGGCGTTGTCGGGCTTGGTGTTGCGCGTGCGGGCCAGCCAGTACGCAGCACAGGACAAGAACCCGTTATTCATCCCGGGCGACATGTCCACAATGTCGGTGACGAGATACTTCGCGCCAGTGGCCGTGAGGGAGGTAGCCAACGTGCAAGAGGTCGCGCTGGCGACCGAAGCGATGACTGCCTCGCCTTGGTAGGGTAGGAGCGAACCGTCGCTACCAGGGAAATCCGTGGAGGTTCCCACTCGCAGGACTGAACCCACCATGGCGGCTGTGAATGCAGTGCCCGTTCCCGTGACGGCTGTGCCCGCAATGGTCACCGTGCCCTGACGCGAGCCAGCCTCATGGCCTGAGATCCGCAGGCGGCGGGGGAGGCGTCGGTACGTGAAGTCCAAGTTGGAGTTGGCTACCGGATACCCAACAACCTTAATCGCCCACCCAGTGCCATGCGGATCCTTGATGACCGTCCACGCATGCGGCGGTCCCGCAAGGTTGTTGGCGTTCTCCAGCTTCATCGCTTGGTCTGCGGACACGTAGATGAACCGCGTCCAAGCGACATGGTCGATTGGGGAGTCCAGCGACCGGAAGTCGGACGGCAGAGGGAAGGTGTCTTGGTACAGCGTGGCAGCGGTGGGATTGAGGAAATCGCTGGAAGGAGTCAGGATCGGGTCGCAGAGCAGTCGGGTGCTGCTGACGCGAGTGGCGATCTTCGCGACCGTGTTGTTGAGGCGCATGCGAGACAGCGCCGAGTTAGTCGGGAATGCGTCCCCAGACGACAGGTCGAAGAACCTTGTGTCTTGGCTGTAGGTGACCGAGCCGTACCAGTTGATGGAGAACCGGATGCGGCCATGAGTCTGGTAGTAGTTCCAGTCGCGGATCGTTGAGAGTTCGCTGTACGCGCGCTGGATGGATGTGCGGATGTCGGTCTGCTCTGCATCCTGCGGTCCACCAGAACTGCTGGTGATGAGATGTTCGACTGCGTCGTAGTAGGTAAGCACGGTCACGCTTCTCCGTTCAGACTAGCTTGGTATGCGGCAATAACTTCAGCAGTGTGAGCCGCCTCGCATACGGCTTGAACAAGCGGAATCTCGGACGAGTAGTCGTCGCCCGGGTGAATGATGTGACGATGGAAGTTGCGCGCGATCTCCGCATCCCCGTCGCGAACAATGATTGCCTCACGTACTTGGACGGAGCGATGCGCGCCCACAACTTCCACCCGATCTACTTCTGACGTTTGCGTAAGTGCCATATTTAGTCTGCCGTGTAGAGGACCGTGAACCCAACGGTCCATCCTGGGGTTTTAAAATCGCTAGCTGTAAAGCCTTCGGCGTTGGCCTTTACCAGAGTCGCTGTAGACGATCCGCCATCGGGACCATAAAGCATAGGCGGGGCCACTACGCCAGCAGCGAAGGCGTTGCTGTAGTGAACAACACCACCTCCGACAGATGCCGAAGAAGCGGTGAATGGCAGCGAGATCCCAACAGGCGACCCGCTGCCAGTGAACGCGCTCACGCCAAGCCGAATGTGGGCTGTAACATGCTGCCCAATTTTGATGTATCGTCCCACTGCGTTGATGACGGTCACAGACGAAAAGCCCGAGACAAAGGTAGGAGTCCATGTTCCTTCCTCGTAATCGTCCAACGTGTTGGCAGCGGCTGTATTCGTTCCAAACAGAACTCCCGTTGAGGCGCGGATAGCTCCTGCCACATCCAGCTTGACGGCAGGGCTGGAAGTGCCGATGCCCACGTTGCCGCCGTTCTGAAGCGTCATGAGCGTAACGCCGCCCGCGGCACTGATAGCCGCATCGGGAGTGGCGTGTGCGCTCACCGCACCGAAGTACACGTAACCGCCGCCGATTCCGTAAGCCGACCCAACCCCGTACTGCGAGTCATTGGACCGACACAGCGAGCGGCCACCTGAGATGTTAAGGCCCGTCTGCCCCGTGATGGCTCCGGTGCAGGTCAGCGCGCCCGAGATGGTGTCGCCTGCCTTGGACACCGCGTTGAGTGTTGTGCGAACCGCAGCCGCATCCGCTCCGGCCAGAATGCTTCGACCGAACGCAGTGCAGGTGATTTCTTCAATGACACCAGCCCCCGCAGTGGACCGGCCAAGAAGCCTGTCAGTGGCAGAGACGTTCTGAATCTTGGCGTAGGTGACTGCACTGCCAGCAATGTCGGCTGTGATCACAGCGCTGGCATTGATTGTCCACGTTTCACCAGAGCCGCTGACGGTGATGTCACCCTTGTTGCCGTCGCTGATCGAACTGCCAGACGAAACGGTCACAGCCCCAGTTAAGCCGTTCACGCTTGTCACGGGTCCATACTTTGCCGCTTCCGTTGCGAAGTCTGTGATCGTTGACGCAGCCTGCGTGTGAGCCAGAGGCGTGCGCGCGTCAGAAAGCCTGGAGTCGTTGCCTTGGCAGAAAGAACCCGCTGCCGTCCCAAATGCGCCCGCGCTCAACACGCCAGAGGTGGTGGTGATGATTGGCAACCCAGAGGTAGACCCAATAGCACCGGCGTTCGTTATGCTGCCGTGCGTGTGGGCGGCGGGCGTGCGTGCGTCCGACAATCGCGAGTCGTTGCCCTGGCAGAAAGATCCAGCCGCAGTCCCGAACGCTCCGACTGTTAGAACACCGCTGGTGGTGGTGATGATCGGCAGTCCCGATGTGGAACCGATGGCACCGGCGTTAGTGATGTTGCCGTGGACATGCGAGGCGGGCGTGCGCGCGTCAGAAAGCCTGGAGTCCGTTGTCACCACCACCGCAACGCCGCCAACCGTCAGGGTGCCCGGGATGGACGCGGCCCCGTCGTTCGTAAACGACATGAGCGCCCCGCCGCCAGCCTTGCTGATTTGCGCTCCGGGGGTTGGCGTACCGTCTGTGGCACCAAAGTACACTGGACCGCCGGTTGACACATACCGCACGCCCAGGCCATACGGCTCACTGGCGGGCGCTAGAAATGTTCTCCCGCCCGTGACGGTCAGTGGCGTGGCCGCATTGATCGCCAGCCCGCCTGTCATGGTGTCGCCGGTCACGTTCACGTAACGCCCGTCCGCGGCAGTCTGTGTAATCGCGCCAATGTCCGCAGCGGACAGGGCATCGGAGCCGCCAGTAGCGTGCGAGGACTTATGGGCCGTAGGCAGGGACAGGAACGTCGATACGCCCCCGGCGGCAGTCTGGTAGTACAGCTTGCCATCCGCTTGGTTAATGGCGATTTCGCCGTCAGCCAGCGAGGCTGGGACTTGTCCGGCCGTGTTGCTGCGTTTTAGGCGGGGAGGGGGCATGGCAGTCCTACGAAATGGGCCTATAGGCTATTGCCCGAGAAAGGCGCGGAGAGCGGCGAGGGGGATGGTCATGGATTCGGGAACGCTGCCGCAGGAGGAGTGAACGCAGATGTATAGCGGGCAGCAGTGGTAATACGTATCTCGTCCATCCTGCCGTCCCAGTAGCCTGCAAATGTAGAACTGCCGTTTACGTTGTACTCCCATGTGCCGATATATAAAGGATGTGTCGAAGCCACCGGGGCACCAAGACTGGAGATTGTGCCAACCAACTGGCCGCCCGCAAATACATAGCCAGACGTGCCAGACCGCACCATTGCTAAATGCGTCCACGTATTGGCTGGGAAATACGTTTGCGAAACGTCAACGGTCTGCTCGGTGCTGCCTTGCGACACAAAGTAAAATCGCATGTAAGTGCCGAGCGCGCGAATGGATGCAGTCATCCCGTCCCAAGAAGTGCCTGCCGTAGAATATCTGCCTCGGTGAAGAATGCCTCCAGAAAGCGTTGAGCTATTCGGGTATATCCAGCACTCCAGCGTGTAATTGCTGCCCAGATCAAGACTGGATGAGGACGGCACAGTCAGGTAATCGGTATAGCCGTTAAACGCGAGCGCCCCGCTGCCGAAACGGGGCGTGCCCGTGGCAGTAGGTGAACCGTAGGGCGTTACCGTTCTCGCGTAAGTGGACGAGTCCGCCAGCGTGCCATCAGCGTGCATAAGCAAAACAACACTGCTGGCAAAAGCGTCTGTTTCCCACGTTGACACTGCCGCACGCTTCCAGGTGTTCGTAGCCGTTGCGACATAGAAAAATCCACTGGCGTTGTCGTACGCGATGCTCCCCGCTGCTCCTTCTGCCGTTGCGGACGCTGGCGCGGCTGACCAGCTTAGACCACCACTCGCGACGAGTTCCCAAGCCACGCCCGTCCACGCCCAAGTGCGACCGTTGGATGTGTATAGCTGTCCCGTTGTGGGCGATGCTGGAGGGGTGAGGGGCATGTGCTAGTCCTATGCGATGTTGAGTACGGCCGTGATGCGGTCGTTGCCCTCTGACACTTCGCTGTCCTTGGTGTACCGAAGGACAAGATATTGCCCCGCCGTGACGGCTACAGTGCCAGTGGACGATGAGGTGCCGGTAACTATTCCAGAGGTTACAGTCAGGCCGACCGGGTGATTGCTGTAACCACTATCGGCCAACGAGTGGCTGGCGGGAGACGACGAAGTGCGATAAAGAGCACCACCGTCAAACCCGTTCTCGCTGCTTGCCGTGACCGTGTAGGAGAGCGTGCCACTAGTCCCGATGAGCAGCCAGAGGCGAGTGTCGTTATTGTCAACGCTGGTCACGGTTGCCGTGATGGTGCCCGTGCCTGTCAGGGTGTAAGAGCCGTTCCCAAACTTGTTGGCGTATGCGATTGGGGCCGCAGCCGCAGGCGTTACCGCAGTGGATGCCGCTGAGTAGCTGCTAGTGCCCACTCCATTCGTCGCGGATACTCTGAAGACAACAGCCGTACCGTTGGTGAGTCCCGTCACGGTGGCCGATGTAGCGGTTGACGCGGCCCGCGCGAACGTCGTCCAAGTGGAGCCGCTGTTGGTGCTGTACTGAAGGGTGTAGTCGGTTATTGGAGTGACCGAAATGACAGTCGGTGCTGTCCATGAGACTGTGGCCTGCGCGTTGCCGCCAGTCGCGGTCACGCTCGTTGGGGCAGCGGGAGTGAACAGCGCACGCAGTTCAACGTCCGTGCCACCACCACTCACACCTAACTCAATGTAAGCGCCCTGCCATTGGTATGTCCTAGCCGTATCGGTCGCAAGGTAAATCACGCCGCCAACCCCGGTTGCGGGAAAGCCTGCGACTGTCGCCGCAGTGAACACACCGCCACTCGCAGCGACGAGTTCCCACGCGGGGGAATTCCAGACATACGTTCTGCCGTTCTGCTGGCTGGTCTGTCCAGCGGATGGGGAACCTGGGAAAGAGAGTGGCATGTGTTACCTAGCCCGAATCAAATGATTGACGCTTCAACAAACGCCTGATCAACCTGCTCAGCCGTAAGGCCCAAGGCTGTCGCCAAGGGGATAAGCATCTTGTGCGACCGCTCAACGTACGGTGCGTAGTCCCACTCCACTCGCACAGAGTCTCTCTGTATCTGATCGGGGATCGCGTCTATAGCTGCATCTACCTGTGCCAGTGAGACGCTGTTCCTAATCAACCAAAGGCGTATCTGGCGAGCAGAGACGCTTGCGGGAACGAGGGGCGTCTCAGGCTCAACGGCCTGCTGGTTCCTGCCGATGACGTTGCCATCCTCGTCACGCACTTCCCAGACGCGCATGCCATCGATAATGCCGAGATAGGTGGTGGTCATGAGATCCGCCCGTATAGGATGAAGTTGCCAAAAGGCACACTTGTTGCGGCTGTCGGGATATCCGTTAGGCCAGTAACAGCACCAGCAGCCATCGGCGGCAGCCTCATAAAGCTGCCGGAAGTGACGGTAGCCGCCTGCCATGTTCCGGGCGTGCTGCCGACAATCAGTAGGCCGACCGCGTAGCGAGTCCCGGCGACAAGGTTGTAGGACGCAGGGTACCCGCCAGTGGTACTAAACGCGCGAGAGTAGATCGTATTCGCGACGTTGCCGATTGTGGTGTCGCTCGCCGTGCGTGCAACCATAGTGATCGACGGGGTTGTGGCCGTAACAGAATCAGTGATCGTCTCGCTCACAGTGAACAGCGCAAACCTGCACAGCGACAGCGATGCGGTACTCGTTCCAGCGTTTACGAACGTAATCGTCGTAGCTGTCAAGTTGTACGGAGCCGTGAAAAACGCCAGCTTCAGATTGCCGCTTGTGGCACTTGCATTGCCTATCGTTCCGTGGTTTCTCGGCAACCAGTCAATCGATGCAGCGGTGGTCTGCATCGCCCATCGAAGATTTTCGTTCCGCGTAACGTCGCCGCTTAACCTCGCATCTGGCAGGATACCACTTGTGATGTCACTAGCCGATACGGTCGTCGCTATAGCTGCCACTTCGACATATACAGTTGATTCCCATCGGTATATTTTGGAGGTATCAACACTGAGGTATAACACCCCTTCCTGACCTGTCGCAGGAAAACCAGCCGTCGTTGCGTGTCGAACAAGAGACGCGCCGGTCGGCAGTGCGGTGACGACCCCCGAGCCGTTGCGGTAGAACAGCTTGCCGTCGCCTTCGTTGATGGCGATCTGCCCAGAGACGAGCGATGGCGGTACGTTGCCAGCCGTCGTTGATCGGAGAATCCTGACTGTCGCCAACTAGAACGTGCCCCCGTTGATGTCGGAGTCTGGGGCCAAGTAATCGGTTCCAGCGGATGCCAACGAATACGTGGAACCATTTCCTTTGAGGAGTCCGTTGACAGCCGATGTCAGCCCCGTCCCGCCGTAGGCCGCTGCTACCGCGGTGCCCTGCCAAGTTCCCGTGCCAATGGTGCCTACGCTCGTCAGGCTGGAACCCGTGACTCCCGTGCCAAGAGCGGTCGCTGACAGGACGGTCGTCCCGTTGATCTCATACACCTTGGTGGCTAGGAGATTGAAATCCTGATTGCTCGTCCAAGCGGCTGTTGCGCTGACCCAGGTGAGCGTCTTGTCGCCGTTGCCTTTAAGCGTGATGCCGCCGCCGTCTGAGGTGGCGTCTGACGGCGAAGC